TCGAACTGGTGGAAGCCTGGGTTGCTGCGCAATCACAAGCGGTTCAGATTGAGTACGCCGACCGCAACGATTGGCGCCGTACCTGGCCGTTGATCGAAGAAGCCAGGGTCGTCCTGGGCAAGACGCCAGAAGAAATAGATGCCTTGTTCAGTCTCGCGGTGACGTTGTGACTCGACAACTGACCGAAGAAGAGGTGATTGCCCGCTACGGCAAGCCAAACCAGCGTGGCACATACCTGCGCCCGGTTACGCTGCCCTTCCCTCTGCGGGTCGCTTGGGCACCGCAAACGCTCGTGCGCCGCCTGAATTGCCACAAGTTAGAAGGGGATCGGATTGCCGCTATTTTCGGTGACATTCTGGCTTACTACGGGCCTAAGCGCATCCGCGAACTGGGCATCGACCTGTTCGGCGGCTGCTTCAATTATCGCCGCATGAAACTGCACAATGCCTGGAGTCGTCACGCATGGGGTATTGCTATCGACCTCGACCCGGATCGAAACGGGCTGCATGTTGATCATACCCGGGCGCAGTTTGCGCGACCCGAATATGCCCCGCTCATCGACGCCTTCGAGTCGCACGGTTGGATCAATTTAGGGCGCAGGCTCGACATGGACTGGATGCACTTTGAGGCCGGTTACTCCGTGCCTGATCGAAATGCCTCCGCTTCGCCTGACGACAAAAATCCGTTTATCGCATACGGCTGAACGACATGAAACGCTCCCGCGAATTTCCCGACTCTGCTGACATCGCCGCCATCTGCCTCGTGCTGCTGATGGCCATGACGGCCATCGTGGCGGTGACACAGTGATGGGCCACCTAATCATGGGCGCGTCAATGACCTGGCTGGCCGTAACCAGCAGCCTATGGGCCGCGTCCGTTGTCTTCGCTTGGGGGTCATCGCTGTGATGCCATCGAAGCCATTGGCCTGGGGCGCCAGGGTCAGCCAGCCCTTTAGGGACCGGGTCTATCGGCTGTGCGCCGAGTTGTCCTGGAGCGAGGATCATGCGAGTTGGCTGATGGCCTGTATGGCGCTGGAGACAGGGCGCACATTCAGCCCGTCGGTCAAGAATACAGGTAGCAGCGCGATTGGCCTGATTCAATTCCTAGAGAAAACAGCGCAATACCTCGGCACCTCAACGTCCGAATTGAAACGAATGAGCGCGGTGGAGCAATTGGACTATGTCCAGCGTTACCTGGCCCCGTATTCGCCGCGCATCCGGTCGCTGGAGGATATGTACCTGTCTATCCTCTGGCCCGCTGCCGTCGGCAAGCCCCTTGATCTGGTGCTGTGGCGCAAGGGCGATCCTGCCTATAAAGTCAACAAGGGCCTCGATGCCAATAAGAACGGCAGCATCACAAAGCGCGAAGCGGCGCAGAAGGTCCGCGATCTCCTGGCCGATGGCCTGAAACCCGGCAATGTCTGGACGCCTGGGGGGTATGTATGACCAAAGCTGAGCTTTCTGCCTTACGAGACTGGGCTACCCCGCTATCCGCCGATGTCGAAGACTGGCTAGAGTCTGTGGTCGATTCGATCATGGAACAGTACGAAGAGGCCGGCACGCCGCTGAAGGGCGGCTCACCGATCTTTGAAGCTCTCTGCAAAGCCTATACGGTTGGCAGAAATGACGCGCTCTGAAGTCCGCGATCTCCAGCAGGCCCTTAACGAGTCCGGTTTCGCCTATCAGATCCTGGGGGAGCCCCTCGACGTGGACGGCATCTATGGTCCTGCTACGGATCGTGTACACCGCGCCTGGCTCGATCGTGACACGGCGATACCCACGGTCACCCCGCAGCCGGCAAAGCCCTGGTGGACCCACAGAGCCCTCCTGGGCGGGCTTGCCACCGTGCTTGCATCCGTCGCCGCGATAGCGGGACTGGAGGTGGATAGTGGGCAGTTATCCGAGGTGCTGGTTGCCGCCGTCACCGCGATTACCGGGGCGCTTTCGATGTGGGGCGCGATCCGTGAGAAGGGCGGGGTTGATCCTACTCTCGTGGCTGGCACTATGCGGCTGCCAGTGCGGACCCACCGCCCGAGCGACCCCGATGAGGACCCCAGAGGGGTCTTTCGGGATCTCTGAATTTATGCTTGGCATCAATTGCCGGGAAATAGTCAAATGAAATCCCTCCTCCTCGCTACCATCATCGCCGCCCTGAAAGCCTATGTCGGGGGCGGCCTGTTCCAGCGCATTTTAGCGCTGGTCGTCGGCCTGGCAGATCGCCAGGAACTGAACGGCCAGGAAAAGATGGCCCTGGTACTCGATACCGCTCGCCGCGAGGCGATGGGATTGGGCGAGACGCTGGTCCGCGCCGTGGTCGAGGTGATCCTGCTTAAGCTCAAGGCGTCCTGACATGACCCTCACGCAGGCCGTGCATCGTCACGAGCACTCGATTGAGGAGCTGCTTCAGGATGTAGCCTGGCTAAAGGCGGAAGTGGCCCTGCTGCGCCAGGAGTTGTCCTATGTCCGCCCCGTCCCATCGCTACGGCACAGCCCCGCCGAGATTCGCCCACACGTTTCGCCCGAGCCTTAATCCTGTGAAAGACGACGACACCGACGCCCAGGTTAAGACCTTGCTTCATGAGCACCGTATCGGGCGCCTTGAGGAGTCCGACAAGCACCAGTGGGACAAGATCCGCGACCATTCGAGCTGGTTTCAGGAGCTTCACATCACCATGAAACTGGTCAAAATCGGTATCGGCTTTCTGTCCGTTCTTGGACTGGCGGTCGTGGTTTGGGTGCGTGGCGGTTGGGAAGCTCTGGCCGCTTTGATTATAGGTAGGTGACAATGACAAGGGTCGCTATCGTGAGAGAGTGGATGCTGATACTGGCAATCGTCATTGCGGCGGTTGCGATTCTTGCCGGTGGACTGGCCTATCGTCAGGAGATGATCGAAGACGAGGCCGAGGAAGTCACCATCTCCCGGCTGCTGGAGATTGTTGACCACAATCAACAGCTTTTGACCGAACTCAAAACGAAACCCTCTGCCAGGCCCCTGGCGTTTGATGCCTGCGCTGGAACGGATATTGTTGCGGCCTTGCGTAAGCAAGGCGTCGCCATTAAGCCCTTGGAATTTGAAGAGCGGTGCGCAAATGCGCAAGCGAAAACCTCCGGCGCCGCACCACCATCAATTCCCCCTCAACCCTGATTTTCCGGCCCACCGCCGGCCCATTGACCCCCTCAACCGCGAGAAACAACTATGGCCATTACTGCCGCATTGTGCAACAGCTACAAGAAAGAGATCCTGGATGGTGTCCACGAGGCCGCTGACACTTACAAAATCGCTCTTTATACCTCCTCCGCTACCCTGTCCAAGGCCACCACCGCCTACTCTGGCACCAATGAAGTCGCCAACGGTAACGGCTACACCACAGGCGGGGCCACCTTGACCGGCTTCTCCACCTCCCTTGACGGGGATGTGGCCATTCTGGATTTCACCTCTGACCCGGAATGGACCGATGCCACCATCACCGCCGCCGGTGCCCTGATCTATAACAGCAGCCAGTCGAATAAAGCCGTGGCCGTGCTGAGCTTCGGCGGTGACATCACCTCCACTGCCGGCACCTTCAAAGTCACGTTCCCGGCTGCCGCTGCCTCGACGGGCTTAATCCGCCTCGAAGCCCCGGCTTAGTAGGGGATAGCCAATGCCCACCGCTCGCTATTCAAGCCTCTGGGACCGCCTGCGCGGGGACCATGCCTCCTATTCCGCTACGGACTGGGAGGCATGGCTACAGACGAATTACCCCGATGCCGTGGCGCGAACGGCATCCGGCGGCTATGTCAGCGCCCACGGCAACCCGCGTTCCTGGCAGATATGCCCGGCCACCTTGGCGGAAATCATCTGGGTTTATCAGCGGGGCATACTAAGCGCCGCCCAAGCCCGGGCGATCTTCAGTTTTTCGGACCATGAAGCCGCTCAAATTGGCGATGTGCAGACCTGGCTTAATGCCGCCGGCACGGCCAATCAACAGATCCTGCGCTGGCGGGATCTTGGCTGCATCATGGATATGATCGAGCAGCGGGCGATTGAATCGAAAACCTACCTGTACAACATGGCCGGCATCCGTGCCGATGCCGCCAGCGGCTAATCGACTAGCCTAAGCCGCTGTGGCTAAATTCGCCAAAGTCGTCACGGGTGCCCTGACCACCTCGGGGACGTGTGATATCACGTCTTCCGGGGCAGGCACTTGTGATGGGGCGATTGTCTATTTCACCTCGGCGACATCGACCAATACTGATACTGATCAATCCTCGCTATCCACAACCGTATTTGATGGAACAAATACTTACGGTGTTTCTGAATGGGATACAGACAACAGCTCAAAGTCAAATAGCAGATCCAGGTTATCAGTTAATGTAAACGGGTTCGATACCTCTACATCATTAGAATATGGCACAATTTCAACAATTAGTGATGGTATTAGGATTACCTGGCTTGATCCTCCGCCCAGTGGTTATCGATATGTTGCTATCCTATTTTTTGGTGGATTCAGTTTAAAAGCTGGGTATCTCAATACATCAGCAACCCTAAATGCTACATCGTCCTATAGCGGAGCATCTTTTATACCGCAATGCGGTTTATTTTACTGGGCAACAACTTCAGGTAATTTTAACGAGACTCCCCAGGCCACTACGGGAGGAATTTTGTCACACGGTACGTTTATTTATAACGAAAGCACTATTACGCAACGTGCTGTATATTATTTTTCAGTACATAGTCAAAATGATTCCACTATTATAACACAAGCCAGTAATAATGCTGTCGGAATAAATAATTCCCCCTGTTATTACCAAGTAACCTCGGTTGCTTCCAATGGCTTCACCATCACCACGAAAGGAACCACTGGAAATGCTGATACCTGCATTTTTCTGCTAATCGGTGGGCTTAATGACGTAGCACTTAATGACACCGCCTGCCCTGCCAGCACGGGGGATAAATCCTGGGAAGGTCCTGGATTCCAGCCCGATCTGATCATCATGGCGCAGTCAGCTCTGGCGGCGTACAATACCGAATACACGACAGAAGACGGCAATCTCGCCATCGGTACCCATGATGGCACCACGGGCGGAGGCGTAGCGGTTTGGAGCTTGGATAACGCCGCTACTACAAATACCGGCTCTCGCACCAACAGCACGAATTTCCTCCAATCCTATCAGACGACAGCAGCCAAGCAGTTCGCCGCGTCATTCAGCTCATTTGATTCCCTCGGCTACAACCTCAATTACAGCGAAGTCTCCAGCGGGGGAATTGGCTTTACCCTGGCCCTGCAATTTGAATCCGGGAGCGTTAATGGCACCGCCACCCCTACAGGTGTAGCGGGGGTCGCCAAACTCAGCACCGCGACGGCAAAGGGCGGGGCGACCAAAACTGTTACCGGCGTTCGAGCGGTGGGCAAACTCGGGACAGCGGTCGCCACTGCCATTACTCACGCCGAGGCCCTGCCAGCGGGCGTAGCAAGCCTGGCAACCTCCGGCACTGTCAGCGCCACCGGTACGGCAACGACGGGCGTAACTGGGCAGACGGCGATTGGTGCTTCCGGTATCGCCATCGCCACAGGCACGGCCAACTATTCAGTCGTTGGCCAGGCTTCTATCGCCGCTTACGGCATGGCCACCGCCAGCGGTGCAGGTACGGCCACAGCCACCAGCCAGTCCGCCATGGCCGCCTATGGCACGGCTACTGCTACCGGCACAGCCCTCGCTACAGCCACCGGCCAATCTTCCAGCGCTACGACAGGAACTGCCACAGCCACGGGTGATGCCGCCAGCACCGTAACGGGAATTTCCGTCCTCGGTGCCTTGGGTACCGCCACAGCAACGGGCGCCGCTACTGCTAGCGTTACCGGACAATCTACCATCACCACCACCGGCACGGCTGCCGTCTCTGCTGCTGCCATCCTGTCGGTCATCGGGCAGTCGTCCACAGCCGCTACCGGCACGGTTGCCGCGACCGGCGATGGGACGGCAACCGTTGACGGCCAGGCAGCCATTGGCGCCCTTGGCACATCCACTGCCGCCGCTTACAGCATGGCCGAGGCCCTACCCGCTGGGGTCTATGCCGTCGCCACCCAGGGTACCGCGACCGCGACTGGGGGCGCGACAGCGAGCGTTACAGGACAGGCGGCAACGGGCAGATATGGCACCGCAACCGCTACTGGAGCAGGGATTGCTACCGTATTGGGCCAGTCCGCCCTTGCTACTCAGGGCACCGCAACCGCCACGGGTGACGCGCAACATGCTGCGACGGGTCAAGCGGCAGTCGGCACACACGGCACCGCGACGGCGACGGGTGCCGCCGTTGCTACCGTCCTGGGCCAGGCGGCGATTGGCGCTTCCGGCACGGTCATCGCTACCGGCGCCGCGAGCTACACCGCGACCGGGCAGGCGGCCACGGCGACATCCGGTACGGTCACTGCTTCCGGTACCGCCAGCGCCACCCTCACCGGACAGGCCGGTGTAGCCACTACTGGAACGGCAACCGCCACCGGAACGGCCATCGCTACCATCACAGGTCAGGCGGCTGTTGCCAGCGTCGGCACGGCGACGGCGACCGCTACCGCCACGGCGACCGCCTCGCCCGAGGGTGTTGCGGCCCTCGCTGCCTGGGGTGCTGCCGCCGCCACTGGTACTGCTACCAGCACGGCTACAGGCATCCAGGCCATCGCCACCACCGGCACGGCGACGGCTACCGGCACTGCTTTTGCAGATGTCATCGGCCAATCCGCCGTTGGCGTCCAAGGTACCGCAACCGCCACGGGTACCGGCATCGCTGTTCCTGTCGGGCAGGCGACCATCGCCACCCAAGGCACGGCCACTGCCACGGGCACCGCCCTGACCGACGTCACCGGCCAGTCGGCCCTGGCGACGACCGGCTCAGTCATCCCCACAGGCGATGCGCTGGCTACCATCACGGGGCATGCGTCCACCGCTGCCCAAGGCACGGCTACCGCCACGGGCGCCGCCAACAGCCTGCCAGGCGGTCAGGCGGCCATCGCTGCCACCGGCATAGTCAATGCTTCTGCTACCGTAACAGGTGCTGCGCTACCCGATGGCGTGGCAGCTTTAGCCACATGGGGCGATGTCATCGCTTCGGGTGCTGCTGTCAGCACGGTTACAGGCATCCCAGCTATTGCGGCTACCGGCGCGGTCACCACCAGCGGGGCAGCACTGACCAGTGTCATGTGTCAATCTGCGGTTGCCGTCCAGGGCACGGCCACGGCTACAGGTGCCGCCACTGGCCTGCCGGCGGGCCAGGCGGTTATTGCCACCACCGGCACGGTCTCGTTGACCACCACCGCTGACGCTGCTCCCACCGGAGTCACCGCCCTGGCCCGGCTGGGTACGGTCACCGCCGCCGGGGGCGCCCTGGGCGAGGCCCTACCCGCTGGCATTGCGGCAAACGCTCGACTGGGCCTTGCCACTCTCACGGGCTCTGCCCTGACCAGTGTTATTGGCCAGGTGGCCCAAGCCTCGCTCGGCACCGTATCCGCCTCGGTTGAAAACACGGCATTACCCAGTGGACTGGCTGCGGTCAGTCTCCTGGGTAATGTCGTGGCCACGGGTACTGCTCTAACGAGCGTCATTGGCCAGGCGGCCACGGTTACCCAGGGCATCGCCACCGCCTCCGGCGCTGCCGCCATTTCGGTTGCCGGCGCGGTCACCACTGCGTCATTAGGGGCGGCCACCGTCACCGGCGCTGCTATCGGTGCGGTGATGGGCGTGCCAGCCAAGGCTGCTACCGGCACGGCTACCGTTATCGGCACTGCTCACGTGGCCGCCAGCGGTCAGAGCGCCATCGCCTCCTGGGGCATGGCATCGGGTATGGGGGCTGCCCTGGCCGCGCCCACTGGGCAGGCAACCACCGCTACTGTCGGGAGCCCACTGGGTACCGGCACCGCCCTGGTTACCCCTGACGGGGTGTGGGGCAGCGGACAAACGGGCATTGCGACTGGCGCGGGTCTTGGTGAGGCCCTGCCGCTGGGTCAGGCGTCACCTGCCACCACGGGCACGGTAACCGCCACCGGCGCAGGGCTTGCCAGCGTGGTGGGTCAGGCCGCCATTGCCACCATCGGCACACCGACGGTTTCCGCCAGTACCTTCGGTACCGCCCTACCCGATGGAGTGGCGGCTGAAGTCAGGATCGGCACCGTTGCGGCCACGGGCACCGCCCTCACCGTCCCCACTGGGGTCCAGACCACAGTTGCCTCCGGTGCGTCAGTAGCGATTGGCAATGCCGCCGCCGCCGTTACGGGGCAATCCGCCAGCGCGGCTCTCGGGACGGTGCTGGTTTCGGCTTATGCCAATGCCATCGCCCTACCCGACGGCGTTTTTGTGGCGTCCGCAGCGGGGAATGTCAGCGCCACGGGCGCCGCCTATGTCGCTCCCGAAGGGCTGGCTGGTGATGCGTCTACAGGGTTGGCTACAGGGGCTGGATCGGCGACGGTTACCCCGGTGGGGCAATGGGCCGATCTGACCCTCGGCATTGTCGTTGCAACTGGTGGCACGTCCGCCACGGCGCAACCCCTCGGCCAGTCCGCCGCCGCAAACACCGGGCTGGTGACAGCGCAGGGGCGGGGCCTGGCCACCCCATCAGGCGTGGGCGTTATCGCCACCAATGGCACGGTCGGGTTAACCGCCGCAGGGCAAGCCTTACCGCCTGGCGTGCGGGCGATTACCGGACTGGGCGCCATCGACATGGGCGTCAAAGGCTGGTTGGTGTGCAATGTGTCTTTGGCTCCCACCTTGTTGGCTACCATCGACATAGGTCAGCAGGGACAGTTAATGGGTGACGTCAGTCTAATGCCCATTATGTCGGGTACCATTGACATAATTCCCGCCGTAACCGGAACAGCACGTGTGAGTCCGTTGCTGAATGGTGCTGTTTCCATTTTGCCCCGAGATATGTCATGACCATGCAAGTGCTGCTGTTCGCCACCGATCATGTGCTGGAAGTTTCCGGTCTATCTAACGGCCTGACCGGGGCGCTCATTGCTAACGCCACGGTTACTGTGACGCTCGTTGACGCCACCGGAGAAGGGGTCGAGGGCGTGACGTGGCCGCTCTCGGTGCCCGCAGTAACCGGAGTGGCGGGCACTTATCGGGTGGTTTTGCCCGCCGCCATGCAGGTATCGCCGCGTTCACAACTGGAGGCCAGGATTATTGCGGATGCCGGAGCGGGATTGCGTCGCTCCTGGTTCGTCCCGCTGCGGGTGGAGCGGCAAGCCTGTAGCGCGTAAACCACTCTACTGGGATGACAGGCTGTATCGGTAGAGTCGTGACAGCACACTAGGCACATGAGCCTTTTCCCCTTTATCGAGCAGACCCTGGCAGACCTGCGGCAGGACCGCCTGGGAGCCCCGCTGCTGTCGGGTTTATGCCTGTCGGATAGCTATCTGGAGACCCAGATTCGCGCCGCTGAAGCCGATGCGGCACTGGCCCTGCGCGTCTTCCTGACCCCGACCCTCGTCTTGCCGGAGACGGCGACCGAGGCCGAAAAGGACGCCTTGGATGAGGCCGGTACCCCCTGGGTCGAGGAGCCTGGTTATGACCTGGAAGGCGACTTCTTCGCTGGGGAACGCTGGGGCTATCTGGTGACGCGCCATCGGCCCATCATCAGCGTGCAGTCGATGCAGTTTGTCTACCCCCAGCCCTACTCGGGGGTGTTCACTGTCCCCTCCGACTGGATTCGTACCGACAAAAAGTACGGGCACATTCGCCTGGTGCCCGGCACGCAGGCTTTTGCCGCTCCCATGTCGGCCTGGGTAATGCAGGTTATGGGAGCCGGGCGCACTATCCCGCAAATGATTCAACTGCGCTATACCGCTGGGTTGAGAAATGCGGCAGTGCAACATCCCGAATTGCCAGACCTGGTATTGCGGATGGCGATGTTGCGGGTATTGAACAATCAATTTCCCGCTACCTCGGGGTCGATCTCAGCGGACGGGCTGTCGGAAAGCCAGAGCATCCAGCTCAATCAATACCAAGGCGATATTGACGCCAGCCTGGAGCGCCTGCGCCAGGTGATTCACGGCGTGCAATGCCTGGTGTGCTGACGCGCGCTAATCGCCATGCGCCTCAATCCTGCACGCTTCAATCGCTTCCTCGCCAAGATCGGGCAGGACCTCGCCTGGCAGCCTAGCAGCGCCTGTCCGTGTGTGCAGCCCTTTTCCGGCAGCCCCGACCCCAATTGTCCGCATTGCGACGGCAAGGGGCGGCTGTGGGGCACGTCAGTGCCGTGTAGTGCCGGCATTGTGTCGCGGGACATCATGCGTCAGGCCGCGCCGATGGCGATCCTGGACGCCGGGGATGTGATGCTGGTTATTCCCAGTGACCAGCCGATTTATGCTATCGGCGAGTACGATCGGGTGGTGATGACCGATCGGAGCGAGCCCTTCAGCCTCAATCTTATTGCGGGCGCTAATGCTCTACGCTTCAACCCGGTGTCCATCGACCGCATCACTTGGTTGGACGAAGAGGGCGATCTGGTAGACGGCACTCTGCCGAGAAGCTGGGCCAACGGCGTACTGACCTGGCCACCGCTGGCCGCCAAAACCCCGCCAGCCGGCGTGACCGTCGCCATCACCGGTCGCCGGCATCCGGAGTATTTCTGCTGGTTGACCCTGACCCTGGACCGGCCCCACCACTCTGGAGCGCCCCTGCCGCGTCGCGTGGTGCTGCGGCGCTTTGACTTGTTTGGGGCCTGAGATGGGTCTGAATTACAGCCTGTCTGTTGACCTCGGTGCCCTGGCCGGGTTGTCAGCGCAGCTTAAGCAGGCTATTGCTCCCAATGTGCAGTATGCCGTGACTTATACGGCGCAGCAGGCGACGAACCGCTGGCAGGACGCCGTCAAGCAGGCCAAGTTGTGGTCCGTCGAGAAGGACGCTTATCTCAAGTCCATCCGCTGGGAGATGACCAGCCAATCCGTCACCGCCAATGGGCTCGATTTTCAGGCCAAGGTGTGGAGTGATTACTCTCTGGCGCCGAGCATTGAAACCGGACGTCCGGCGCGCGATCTCAAGGCCAATCTGCCCCGCGCCAAGCGGGCGCGCAAGGTGCAGTCCGGTAAGCATGCCGGCCAGTTGTATCTGATCGTGCCCTTCCGCCACAACGTGCCCACCCCCTCGGGCATCGGCGCCCATGCGCCCCAAATGCCACCGCACATTTATGCGCAGGCCAAGAAGCTGGCGGCCTCCAGCCTGCTGCCGCTGGGCAGTAAAAAGCCCGCTACCCGGCTGTCCGCCACCGGGCACATCGTGCCGCAGCAGTCCTACGCCTGGGGCGGGCGCCTGCCGGCGGGCCTGGCGCCGAAGAAGAAGGCGTATCACGTCACCGACCTGTACGCCGGCATGGTGCGCTTCAACACCTCCTCCGGCAAACAGAAATCCAGCGCCTATCTGACCTTCCGCACGATGGGCCAGTGGTCCGACGGCTGGATCATCCCCGCCAAGCCCGGCCTGTACCTGGCCAAAGGGGTGGCGGACAGCATCAACCCGACCTTCAACGCCATCATCCGCCAGGCCCTGACGCTCGGTACCTGACGCCTTCCTTTCCGCCCCCCCCCGCTGCTTGTCGTGACACCAGACTAGGCAGCATGATCAGTTTCGCTCATGCGCCCCCCTGCGGGAACGTCACCTCACTGGTAGTAATGCCGGATCGCTATATTCCCATAGCGACGGGTTGGCGCGTGCTTCGACGCACCGATGACGATTTTATCGGGGCCGACGATTCGACCGCTGTCCTGGTGGATTCGGGCGATGACGACGCCGAGATGACCCAGGTACTGGATTACCAGAACCTAATCAATGGCCAAGTCTACTGGTATCAGCATTATTTGCAGGTTGATGGGGACTGGGTGCCATCGGGTGATCCGGTCAGCGTCACCCCCGCCTATCTCGCTGAGCCTTTATATGCGACGCCAGACCTGGCCAGTTTTGTCCGCGAGCGTCTGGCTTTGGGGCTGGCGGCTGAGGTACAGGCGGGGCACCTACGGCATGACAACAACGCCATTCCGGTGCTGTCCGCTCAGCCGCTGATTGATGCCGTCAAATTGCCCGTGGTCACCGTGATCCTCACCGACCGACACGCAGAGGTGCGCGGGATTGGTGAGGGAGTGCTGCCTGATCTGTGGGATGCCGCCGAAAACACCTGGTCGGTGTACGAGGGTTGGTTGGATCGCAGCACGGTACAAGTGGCGGTGTGGTCCCTTAATCACCAAGACCGTCTACGCTTACGCGATGCGGTACAGCGCGTTCTTATGCTCAACCTAGCCGTCTTCGATGCGGCAGGCTTTCTCACTCCTGAATTGAGCGAGGCTGATAGCGCCAACTTCGAGTCTTTTGACGCTCCCGTCTACCAATCTGTTTTCACTCTGTCCTGCCTGCACGTCTCAGTTGTACGTGCGAAGGTCCCTGCCATCCGTATTTCCGAGGTCCCAGTCGATGCCGAGGCTACCTACTTCTAATCCTTCGCCCGTTCCTGTCGCGCCGGTGGCTGATGTGGCCCTGGACGATTGGTGTGAATCCAAGAGCCGCTCTCTGGGGCGCCGGGTCGAGGCCCTATCCGCGTTTTACAAGCGGTGCCAGCGGCTGGGCCTGGGGCGCGCTACGGCGGACACATTTGAAGCCGACTTCCAGGCGTTTCTCAAGCAACCGGCCTAAGAGGTAATTACTCATGTCTGTGTTTTTCAATGGCCGCCTGCTGACGACACCGTCGGTCGAATCGGCAATCTACGACGCTGGCCTGGCGGCTGCTTATCCCGGGCGTGCCAACAACGTCGTCGCCATTATCGGCACCTCGGAAGGCGGCATTCCCAAGCAGCCGATGTTTTTTGATAGCCCGGTCATCGCGCGGCGCGCCTTGCGTAGTGGCGACCTGATCCGTGCCGTCGAAATGGCCTTCAATCCTTCTGCCGAAACCGGGTCCCCGTCACGGGTAGCCGTTGTCCGGGTGGAAGAAGCGGTACAGGCCGGCTTGACTTTGCTAGACAGCCAAGGTAACCCGATCATCGCTCTTCATTCTTCCGATTACGGTGCCCACACCAACGGCATTCGTGTCACCGTCGAATCTGGTTCTCAGTCCGGCAAGCGGGTGACCGTGCAGCACGATAACCAGTATTACACCAAAGACAATTTGACACGCACACCCTTGACTGTGCGTTATTCGGGCAATGAAGCCACGGCCACTGTAGCGGTTTCAGCGACGCAGGTGATCTTGCGTGCGCCCGCTGCTACCGTAACTCCCGTCGCCCTTAACCTGGCGTCCTATCGCAGCATCCGCGAACTGTGTGACGCCATCAATTCCCAGCCTGGCTTCTCAGCCGTGGCTCAGATCCCCAGTGCGTTGGCCCAAGGGGTGCTGGACGGGATTGAGCCAACGTCTTGTAAATCTGTAGACCTGGCGCTGAAGGCTGACCTGCAAGTGGTTGTGGACTGGTTCAATACTGCCGCTCGTGACCTGGTTGTGGCGAGCAGAGGTTCTACTAGCCTCTTTACCGTCCAATACACCGGCGAAGGGACAACCGCAACGTTGACCATTACCGATACCAAGGTTAGCCTGCAAGTAGATTCCGACTCCCCCACGGAAATTACGGTGGCCAGTCACCCCACCGTGACCTCGCTGGTGGCGGCCATTGATGCCGTCACGGACTTTACTGCTACGGCTGTGCAGGGCTCTATCGTACCCACCAATAACTTGGGCCTAATGGATGCCGCGCCATGCAAGAGTGCGGCGGTCACGGTGCATGCTTTGCAGGGGGCTCCGGTCAACTTGACAGGCACTTACCTGACTGGGGGCAGCAACGGCCCGGCGCCGACCAACCAGGACTGGCAAGATGCCTTTGACGCCCTGCAATCTGCTGACGTGCAGTGGGTCGTGCCTCTTTCCGGCAGCGAGTATATCTGGTACATGGCCGATGCTCACGTCCAGTTCATGTCGGGTCCCGGCAAAATGGAGCGCAGGTGCTTCGTCGGTGGAGACATCGTGTTAAGCACACTGCAACAAGGCATCAGCGATGCTCAGGATGCCGCCATCGCGCTTAATTCCGACCGCACCGCCTTGGTGTTCCCGCCCATCCTGGCCTATAACGATGATGGTGTTCTGACCGCTTTGCCGGCCTACTTCCTGGCCGCCCAGGTGGCCGGCGGGTTTGCCGCGATGAACTTCGGCAACACCATGACCAACAAGGTGCTCAAGATCCAAGGGCTCGACCCGCTGGTCACCAACGTCTATGACTCAGATACGTTAATCAACTCTGGGGTGTGCGGTATCCGCAAAACCCAGCGTGGTTATATCGTATCCAAGGCGGTTTCGACCTGGCTGTCCAATGACAATTACAACCGGGTGGAAATCTCGACTGGTGTGGCCCTGGACTACGTGGCCCGCACCGTGCGCGAAGCCCTGGAAATCTTCGTCGGGCGCAAGGCCAGCCCCATCACCCTGCACGAGGCCATCTCCACTACAGATTCCGTGCTGCGCGAGCTGTCCCGGCCTGAGCCTGTGGGCGTTGGCGTTATCGTCGGTGACGAGACTAACCCGGCTTACAAGAACATTACGGCGGAAATCCAGGGCGACATCCTGCGCGTCTGGTTTGAGTGTAGTCCGGTCATCCCGATCAACTTTGTCCTTATTGGCGTGTATGCCAAGGCGTACAGCGGCAGTGCTTCTGCCGTGGTAACAAACGGTTAAGCGGAGTAGCTTCCCATGGCTGATGAACACAGAATCGTAAATTCCGGTAACCGGATCGAAGTGCAGTTTGATGGCAAAGTCATTGGGTTGTTGCAGAATTTGCGACCGTCAGATGATTATGGCCATGAGCCCGCCAGCGGGGTAGGCGATATTCATGTCCAGGAGTACGTGCCCTCCATGGCCCGGCACCAGATTAGCGCATCGACCATGGTGCTGTTCTCCAATAACCTGCGCGACAGCAATATCGCCATGGAAAACGGCGATGAGGTCTTGAAGGGTTTGGTGTTTGACATCGTGGTGTATGGCAAGGACCCCAAGAACTCGGGCGTGCTGCGCAAATACACCAAGTGCTCGTTCACCTCTGGCGACGTGGAGATTCAGAAGCACGCCATCGTGGTGGCCAATGCCCAGTTCGTCGCCCTTGACGTGACCGGAAGTAAACTCTGATGCCTGATCCGCAGGTCTTTACTGTAGCGGTAGACGGAGTCGGCAGTTTCACCTGCCGGCACCGGACCATGCGTACTGCCATTGCCATTACAGCGGAGTACAACCGGCTGACCGAGGGCGCGGAACAAGTGCCCGATGATTTTGCTGGCATTTGCAACTTCATTGCCTACCTCAAGGTTATGGTGGTGTACGGTCCTAGCGATTGGGACCCCTACCAGACAGACCCGGATTCAGCAACGGACATGGAAAAGCTGCGTCAGGTTTACACGGCCATCAAGGAAGCCGAGGGTCGATTTCGCCAACCAGCAAGCAAAGACGCTAAAATTTCGCGCGCGAGCACTGGCGGCGTCGATTGAGTGGTGGTACCGGGAACGCTACCAGCTCCCGGTTACCGACCCGCGTTTCCTCGATGCCACCTGGGATGACATGCTGGTGGATGCCTGGGCGAGTTATTTCGCTAAAGCTAAACAAGCGGGGAATGGCGAGTTGATCGAGGACGACAGCTTTGACATCAATCAAATTCTGGACGATCTTGAGCGCCAGGGGGGCGACGCCTCGGCGCTGAGTACCGATCTACCAGAGGATGTGCCAGATGATTGGGAGGAGCCGGAGACCTGGGGAATGGATACCCTGCATCACTTCTGAACCTGAGCCCGGCTTCGTGTCGGGCTTTTCATTTAGGGCGCGGTCGTGAGCGTATGTTAGCTGTATGACCTGTTTTCGCCGCCCGCATCCATTGAGGCTCCCTTCGCATGGCTGGTAATACCTTGGATCTACTGATTCAAGCGCGTGCTGATTTTGGTAACGCGCAGAGTCAGATCCGCAACCTGCACACTTTGTTGAAAGGGCTTGATCAGTCAACCCCGGGTGGGCTGATTTCCTTGCCGCCTGACACGATGAAGAACATCGAGGCCCTGCAAAAGGCACTAGCCAAAGCGGGCATGGCCGGGAAGGCGCTGAAGGAAATTCAGTTTCCGGAGGGGAAATTCCGGGCTGCTGCTGCTCAAGTCGAGCAAATGCGGCGCAATTTCGAGCAAATTCAAAAGACCGATCTGGGGCGCCAGGTGCGCCAGATGGCGCAGTCGGCGGGGCAGGATACCAGCAATCCACTGGGATGGAACTGGAAAAACATGACGCGGGGCATGCAGGCGCAGGACGCTACAATTCTGCGTAACGCCTTCCGTAATTCCCTATATCAAGTCCACGGCACACCGCCGGGGTCGGGCGGTGGCGGCAGCGAAGGTCCGGGTGGCCACGGTGGCGGACGCGATTGGGGCGGCATGGGCGGACGTGTCGGGGCCTGGATGGGTAATAGCATCGGCGGTTCCATCCTGCGCACCGGCGGCATGCTTAGCTCGTTGGCGGTCGGCGGCGGCGTCATGGGGGCGATGTTTGCCGGGTACCGCGAGAATCAGCAGACCCTGGAAGGGGTGGATGCCATCTTCAAGTCCATCGGCGGCAACGTCGGGGGCTTTTCGGCGCTGAAGGACCAGGTCACGGAACTGGGTAGCGCCCTGCAAATCACCGGATCGGCGGCCTCGGAACTGGCGGCCTCTTTTGTGCGTACCTCCGGAGCCAACGACATGCAGGCCCTGGAGCGCGCCCAGGCGGCAGGACAGTTTGGGCGCGGCCTGGGCATGGACCCAGGGGCCAGCGCCCAATTGTTCGGTCGTGCCGGCCTGATCGGGGTCGGTAATACCCGCCAGACGCAACGCGACTTTGCGTCCCTGATGGGCAAGACCATTGCCGACTCCGGGATGTTCGCCCGTTCCGAGCAGGTGATGGAGGGCATGGTCGGGCAACTGGAGCGCATTGCCTCCACCCAGGGCCGCACCGCCTCGGCGGGGGAGATGCAGAGCATCAGCGCCATTCTCGGCGACCTGTTGAAAAGCCCCGCCCTGCGCGGGGGCGGGGCCGAAAGCGTCATGGGGGTGGCGCAACGCCTGGGCAACGGCAGCGATCTCGCCATGGCGATGATGGCCTATGAGGGCGTCACTGGGGGCGATCTGGGAAAAACACTGGAGATCGCTTACTCCGATGCCATGACGCCGATTGGCCAGTTACGCGGCTTCGAGGGCACTGGCATCACCGACACCCGTGCCGATTACATGGTGAGGAACGTGCGCCGTCTGAGCCAGGGCACTGGTTTGGACGAGGGTCAATTTGCCGCCAATTATTTTGGGGTCAACCCCGAGCTGTATCGGCAATATGCGCAGACCTTTGACGGCAAGCGCCTGGCCGAGGACGACAGCGGCTTCCGTTCCTGGATGGGGCAGATGGGCCTGGACCCCAACCAGGTCAACATGGGCGGCATAGGGACCCTGGCCGACATCTATAAAAACCAGGGGGCAGCGCCGGGAAGCGCGCACATCAACCGCCTGGTCAGCTTAGCGGAGGAGTATCGCACCAACGGCCAGCTCAAAGACCAGCCGGAACTATTGGAGGCGCTTAACAAAGCCAGCGATCCCCAGCAGTTGCAGGCGGTCATGGCCAAGATCGTCGGCACGGTTGGGGCGCCTAAAACGGAGGCCGATCTGGCGCGTCAGGCCCAGGCGGACCTGACGACGGCCTTGGGTCAGGTTGGCGAGGCAATCAACAAGCTGATTCCGGCCATCCAGAACGATTTAGCGCCGTGGGTTAAAAAGGCGGCGGAATATCTGCGCGACATCATTGATTTCTTCACTGCGGACACCGAAAAGCAGGCGGCGATCAAGGACCAACGCCAACGGGACAATCGCACCATGGAAAATTGGCGTGAACTGGGGTGGGTGGATAACGAAGGTCACCAAACCGAGCAGTTTGGCAGTGATCCGTGGGCGCGCGATCAATATGAGCGCATTGCTCGCGAGCGTGGCATTAGGCGTCCTGCAACACCGACCGGCACGGGTGCCGCTGCGGATGGCACATCGGTACCCAATGGCCAGCAGCCAGCCTACAAAAGCTGGAATGTCGCGCCACCCCAGGCCGGCAATAGCGGAGTGACGGGATCGTCGGCTACGCTGGCGGCTCAAGCAGCTTTGGACCCCAATGCGCCTGGTCGCAATGTGCTGCTCGACATGATTGCTGCGCCGGAGTCGGGCGGTCATTACAACGCTATGTACAAAGCGGCAGGACAAACAGATATTGATTTGACCGGCATGACCATGGATGAAATTGATGCCTTGCAGACTCGCATGATCAACGAGCGCGGCGGCTCTGCTATTGGGCGTTACCAGTATGTGCAGGATACTTTGCGTGGTTTGCGCAAAGACATGGGAATTGGTGGCAGCGAAAAGTTTACGCCGGAATTACAGGACCGGCTGGCAACGGAATCCATGCGCCGACGCGGCTTGTTGGACTGGGAAGCCGGCACCTTGCCGGATGCGGATTTCCAGTTCAATCTGTCGCAAGAGTGGGCGGGGCTACCCAAGGATGCATCTGGGCTTAGTTATCATCATGGGTTCAACGGCAATCGCGCCAACCTCTCGCATGGGCGCATGCAGGGCTATTTTTCAGATGCAAGAGCGGCGCGGAGTGCCACTTCTGCCGCCCCCGCTGCTCCGGTGGCGGCAGAACCGGCGGTAGCCCCGGCGCCCCCGGTGGCGGCAGAGCCGGCGGTAGCCCCGGCGCCCCCGGTGGCGGCGGAACCGGCTACAGCCCCGGCGGCCCCGGTCGCGGCAGAGCCGGCGTTAGCCCCTGCTCCTCCAGTGCAGCCCGGGACAGAAGGTGCGCTGGCGTCTGGACGCCAGCAAACCTGGAATAATGGCCAACCTATTGGTTGGCATGGCGATGTGATGGACCCGCGCTATAGTGCCGACAACATTGGCAAAATGGCACAGGAATTGGGGATCTTGCGGGATGAAGCCTACAATCGTCTTGAAGCGGAAGACCTCAAAAATCCTAACAACCTCGTCCCTAAAGCGACTGATCAAGGGGTAACGGCTACGCCGAGCACCACAGTCAGTGATACCCCGGCGCAAGGTGCGCCCAATGCACCCGAGGTGCCTCAGCATGCACAAGATTTGGCTGTACTGGCACCGCGCTTGGGTGATAACGGGCCGCGTCAGCAGGTATTGCCGACAACAACTATTAACTCGGAAGAAGCTAAGGCAGGTCTGACCCCGGAACAACGCGCTCGACTGGACGAAACGCTGAAAGCGGCAGAGGCGCGTGATGCCGCCGCCAAGGCCGCAGGCAAGCCTGCCTACGATGGCATCCGGGACTTCGGCAATCGCAACGGTATGGGCGCGATGCCTGACCCCATGGCCTCACCGCCCCCAACACCAGATCCGGTTGTTAGCATGACCAATCCCACGGCGGCCAATGCCCGCGTGGACGGACAGGTCAGCGTGAACATCAATGTCGCCAAAGACGGCAAGCCGGTCAGCGAATCGTTCCGCGCCCTGTCCTTTGGTGAGCCGCGTGTCCCAGGATCGGGGGGCACTATGCCCAAGAACAATCGTGTCGAATGGAGCAATACCGTCTAAGCCATGGCCGCACCCATCTATTCCTACCGTCCCGAGATCAAGATCGAGATTCTTGACAACGACATCACGATCAATCTGGGGGACAAGGGCGCCTGCACCATCCGCAAGAACCTCTATCAGCCGGCTGGGGAGTTTCAGTTGGTTTTTCCGGATATCCCCGTCCAAGGCTGGTTTGGCGACGCATCCAATAGCACCCTAGCGCGGGAATCGCTGTATGGCCTGGTCAATCCCATGGACCGCATTGTGATCTGGGTCCGGCGCTGGCGGGATGGGACGCAAAGTATTGAGCCCTGGATTCCCGTCCTGACTGGCTTTGTGCGCTCGGTGGGGCGCGATGAAATGGTAGGTCCCGATGGCCGACCCCAACGGCAGGTGGTGATCGCGGGCCAGGATTGTGGCGCGGTATTTTTGATGGAGCAGGCAGGCGTATTTATCAGCTATGGCAATGAAACCTTGGGCTCACCTATTTCCGACCCTAAGCTGATCCCATTCGCATGGCTGCGCGAATATGGCCTGACCAGTACCCTACAAAAGATCGAAGATTTTATTTGGGAGGTGGCAACCAAAACCACCGAGTCAATCATGAAAGTGGCTGACTTCGAGTTCCAAAAGAAATTCTACGTCCAGAAGGGCACGATCCAGCCGCACAGTGCCTTTACCCAGGAAGGCGCCATTTGGGAAATGCTCTATCGCTACGCTGATGGCCCCTGGAACGAGTTTTTCGTCCGCGAGAACCGCAACATGCTGGACGAGCAGGGCAACGGTAAGACCGGGGTCGATTATCACGCCAAAGAGATGGTCGACCCGGAACTGGTGTTTCGCCCGACGCCCTGGCTGGACTGGGAAGAAAATCCGCTGCCCGATGTCAACATGGATTCCGTGACCATGTGGAACGTCAAACTGGCCCATGTCGTGGCCCTGCGTGCCCACCGGGATGATTCCGAGTTGGTCAATCATACCTGGGTGCAGACTCCGCTGGCGATGGCGGCGGCCTATACCCAAGCGGTCAAGGGCCATCGCGGATTGGTCAATGCCGATACCCGAGAAAAATTTGGTGACCGGATGCAGGTCGAGGCGACCCGGCTGTGGCCCTCTGACTTGTCGCATGCCCCCATCAACTTGCCAATGGATGAACAGAAACAAGCCGACGAAAAGCAATGGGACTGGGCCACAGAGCGCCGCAACTGGATGATTCAGGCGCAGACCAGCATTCACGAATTTGAACGCGGCAGCATGACGCTAAAGGGTTACCCCATGATGCGGGTCGGGGACTATTTCCGGCTGCACCGGGGCGATGTCAAGTGGATGGGCTACATCACCAACGTCGTCCATGACTTCCAGCCGTACCGGCGCTACCTGACCACTTTGGATTACATCCGGGGCAATCAGGCCAAGGTCAGGCGGACGCTGGATAATCCTTGGGACCAAGAACGTAAACCTGCAGGTTAAGTATGATTTCTTCCCCATTGGCCGCCAGCACTATTCGTATGGCGCGCGTGACCCACGTTCATCCCGAAGGGCAAAAGATGGAGGTCATCTTCCTCGATACCGGGGATTATGGCAGGGATGTGCAACTGATGACGCCCTATGGCGGCACCGACTTTGGCTTAACCACGGGGGTGCCTGCTCCTGAAGAGGAGGGTCATGATCCCAACACGGAGCCGTGGGACCCCAACGTGCGGCACATTAACTGCGTGGTGGCGACCTGTGGTGGCATCCATATTTGTCTGGGTTTTCTCTACCCGCAATGCACCCACATGGCCTTCACTAAAGGGCAGGACAAAAACCGCTTGATCGAGCGTCACACCAGTGACTTCGTGCGCACCATCTCCGATGCCGGGGATATGGATATGGTACATCCTGCGGGTGCCTTTTTGCGGATTGGCAACGGGACCAAGCCAGACAACTTGGCAGGGCGAGATTTTGATGGCGTGTGGCAAATCAAGCACAACACCGGCGGGGCGGTGACGATTACTCTCTCCAACTCATCGGGTAATGGCGGCGGCAAAACATCAATGGCCATGACCCCAGAAGGCAACATTGAAATCAATACCTCGCATGACGTCACCATTGTGTCGGAGCGCGACGTCAAAGTTTTGGGATATGCACATGTGGATATCAAATCCTTTGGCGCTGCGAACCTGGAAGCCACGGGTGATTGTGCGGTCAAGGCCGGCAGCAAACTGTATCTGACCGCAGGCGAGCAGATTCGCCTTACCGCGCCCAACATCAAAGTGTGCTCCGATTTCCCGCGCACGAGCACACCCTGGGTAATTGAAGGCTGCTAGACCGCCGGGCCGCATGCGCCCCGGCACAAGCGCCCGCAGTCGTGACGCCACAATGACGTCACGATGCCTACCAGTCAGAAAGACCTACCGATTGGGATTGTTATCACCCTCAGCACGGGGGTGAGTTTCGGCGGCTTTGATCTGGCCGCCCCGGTCTCTTTTTACCTGTTCAATCCCCGTCCCGAGTCGATTCAATATAGCTACCCGACCCGAGGCACCATTATCCAGACCTTTGATGGTGGCTTTGTTGATGACTTTGGCGAGGGCCTGGTGGATATCGTGGTTTCAGGTCACACCGGCTGGCGTAAAGGCGTGGCGATGGATGGCTTTATGGCCTTTCTGACATTCCGCGAGATGGTCATTCGTTTATTCCACCAACTGCGTGCGGCCCAGGCCGCTGCTGGCTTGCCGATTGAAAATGTCAAGATGTACTGGGTCGATACCCTGAATGTCTGCGTCTATGAGGTCTATCCCATCAGCCTCCAGACACAAAAAAATCGCCAGCGGCCCCTTTTGTATCAATACACCCTGCGTATGACCGGCATCAAATCCTACGGCGTGTCCGACGCCATCGGTGGATTGTTGACATGACATCGCCGGCACTTTTGGCCTTGACTGCGCCCGCGCAGGTGCCGGCCGCCGCGAGAGCGCGCCTAGAGGTGACGGCAGCGAGCTTGCTGGGGGAAAGCCTGTCCACCCGCGCCGGCCTCTATGCGGGGCTGCTGGGCCGCCTGGCGGATGTCGCGCGCTGCGCCGCGCCTTTGTTGACGGCAGCGATTAATAACACAGCAGCTGAAGCCGACCTGGCCGGATTAGTTAATGCACAACGGGTAGTACGAGCTACCGAACGCTTGTTGAATGAGCTGGCGTCGCGCTCAGAGCGCCGCGCGCGCATCTACGCCTGCACCTGGGCGCAAACGGTGCGTCAGATGTGGGCGGACCTAGCCCTGACGCAACAGGAATTTTCCGCTACCGCTTACCTGGGCGTGGATTGGGTCACCGCACAAGCCATCGCGCCAGTGCGCATTTTGCCAGGCGCCGAAAGCACTTTGACCTTGCTGAACCAAGACCCCCTGCGGGTCGGCGCCACCTGGGATCTGCCGTCCATGGCGGAGACCTTGACGCGCTACGTGCAGGTACGAGCATGAGTCGCGTCAAAAGCATGGTGTTGCAGCAGGGCGAGGACCTGCGCGCTATTGCCACCCGGGAACTAAGCGATGCCACCCGCTGGGCGGAGATTGCGCGACTGAATGACCTGCGGCTGCCGTTCATCATCTCCTCCTGGCACCCGGCGGATCGCCTGCCGCACACCCTGATCTGGGGCGATTCTTTCCTGATTCCCTGGCCCAACAACGCCGCACTGCCGCCGACTCTGGTTAGCACACATGGGACCGACTTGGCGTTATTGCATGGGCAGCTCACAGAAAGCAACGGCGACTTGGCTGTGATGCGCGGTGTCGACAATATTATCCAAGCCTTGTCGCATCGGCTGAAGACCTTGCTGGGCGAGCTGACTTATCACCCGCGCTATGGCTGCAATGTCAGCCTGGCTTTAGGTCTGCCTACAGCGCCCTTTTCGAGCCTGATGGCCTCGGCATGGGTCCATGAAGCCCTCAAGGCCGAGCCGCGCGTGTTTCAAATCCATGCCTGCAAGGCGGAGGTTGATGGCGACATTATCCGTATAGCGGCCAAAATCACCCTGGTAGGCGACAACAGCCCCTTCGATTTAAATTTGGTGCTGAATCCATGACCGCCATCTTTACCCCTAAGCCCTTTGTTGAGATTCTTGCTGATGCGGTTGAGCGGGTGCGCCTCTCCACCGATCGTTTGACCGATTTCAATGTGGGCTCGGTCACCCGCAGCCTGTTAGAAGCCCATGCCGTCGAGCTGGACAACTATTACCAGGAGATGTATCTGGGCCTGATGCGGGCCATTCCCACGGCGATCTATATTGGCTTTGGCTTTGACCGCAAGCCAGCGGTCGCGGCAGCCGGCACGGCGGTGTTTAGCCGTGCAGAGTCCGCACCCGAAGAGTCCATCACCATCCCGCAAGGTACGCGACTGGGCACGGTGGGAGGCACTTATTTTGTCACAGATGCTGCTGTCACCATCCTGCTCAATGCCACCTCAGCCACGGTCACTATCACGGCGGAAATCCCAGGTGCCGCAAGCAATTCCGATCCGAACACCTTGTTCCTGGCCGACACCGTCACGAGCGATTTTACGGTCACCAATCCTGCCATTTTATCGGGCGGGGAAGACGCCGAAACAGAAGAACAGCGCGCCGAGCGTTTTGCCGCCTTTATTCGCGCGTTGGCGCGTGGTACCCCGGCGGCTTTGGAGTATGCGGCCACCTTGCCCGCCATTTATCATCCAATTACTGGCGTTTTAGCGGAACGGGTGCAGCGTGCTGCCGTGCATGAAACGCCGGGGTATGTCGAGTTATTTATCCATAATGGCAGCTACGGTGCTTCAGCAGAACTCGTGCAAGCGGTACAAGCGGTTATTGATGGGACGCACGAGCAAGCCACCTGGATTAATGGCTATCGCCCGGCAGGCATGCGTGTGGTGGTGCAGGTGATGACCGAAACCGCCTTACACGTCAGTTATGAGTTAACCGCCAGCCTGGGGGCCTCCCAAGCGGACATTGCGACGGCTTTGGCCAGCAAGGTGGCGGCCTGGTTGCGCGATGCCATCCCGGGTCAACGCTTACGCCCCCTGGACTTGATCAATCTGGCGATTACGACCGATGGCGTCAGTAGCGCGCTGTTACTGGCTCCCACCGCGACGACAACCGTAGCGGCCAATACCGTGATGTCTTTGGGGTCCTTGACGCTGACATGGGGCGAGTAAGCCAAGCCCTGCAGGGCCACCTGCACAGCATTTTTGACACGCAGGCGGCGCCGGTGCTGGCGCTGCGCGTCCGTCACCCGGCTGGGGCACGCTGGTCGATCAGCGACGAGACGCTGACGCTGATCGCTGGTGACAACACCCTGAGCCTGGAGCTGCGTGAGCATACCCTGGGCAGCCTGGCATCGGCGCTGACCACCGCTGGCTTTGACGTGGTGTATCTCCATTCAGCCGTCAGTCACCTGGCGGCTACGACCTTGTTGACGGGGCAGGGCGATCAAGGTGACAGCAATGGCGATCATCTGACGATCTTCACCGCCCCCTTGGCCGTACTGTTAGACGCCTGGGGCTTGGGATTGGGTGAGGGTCAGGCGGCCATTGCCGCCGCTCTGGCACAGATGATTTTGCCCCAGGCGACCCAGGAGTGGGCCGACCTGTTTGGGGAAATCTTCGGCATACCCCGCATCGGGACAGTAGCCGCCAGTCCCTATCGTGACCTGGCACGCCTGATTACCCGTTATAACCCCGCCCATGCCTCTGGGTTGGAAGCACCCCTTTATCAGGGTTGGGAGCAGTTTTTTACGGCGCTGCTCGGCCTGACCCGCGCGCCGGGGGAAAGCGCCGCACAGTTTCATGCGCGGCTGCTGGAGACGGCACTGCAGCGTCCCGCCCTGGCTCTGCCGCCATTGGAGATCGATGCCGCGTATACCGCCCGCATCATGGCCGAAGTCCAGCGAGCACGCGGTAGCCCGCCGGCAATAGCGCACAACATTCAGCGATCAACTGAGCAGGCGGTGCAGGTACGGGAACCGTGGCAGGAGGTGCTTTACCTGTCCGATGGCGCGTTGTCTGCAGATCGCCATTTGCAGGGTGCGGGAATTTACGAATATCACATCGTGCAACTGGTCGCGCGACGCGGGTTAAACTGGACGCCCGTGCTGCGCGAGGCCGAGGCTGATCGTCCGGCGGGCACTTGGATGCTGCCGCCCGCGACCCATCTGTGGCCTTTTTTGTGTGCTATGGAGGATATCACCAGCCAATTGGGGCGGGTATGGGTGTGGGCTGAAGAGTTGAAATGGCATGCTTACGGATGTTTGTCCGTTGATTTAGTGCTGTCGCATTACGTGCCGCCACCGCCGTGTCACGTGGGCCGCGTGGCAGTGAAGGCCCTGTGGAGCCGCGCCGGGTTGCGCGGTCCTTATGAATACTATGACAACGACATTATGGGCTGGTTTGGTGACTGGGATGATCGGTCCTGGCATTTCACCGTGGAGCGCCCGATCGAGATGTATCCGCCCCACAGCACCGTAATTGTTAATCTGGTAACTGAGGATGGTGTGTATCTTGTGACCGAAGACGGTAAATATTTAGCAGTCCCCCTAAATGTGAAGCTGGTAACTGAGGACGGTGTGTATCTTGTGACCGAAGACGGTAAATATTTAGGAATCCCCAATGGCTGAGCTGAGGGTTGGTAATACCTCACCAACCTTCGGGCCAGAGTAGTCGTGACAGTATTGTGAGATGAGGCAACAGCGAGGTTAAACATGGCTGTCTTAGTCACCGCAGGGCGAGCGGCCATAGCCGCCATCATGAAAACACGTCCTTTGTATCTGGCGTGGGGTACCGGCGACCCCGTATGGGATGAGTCGCCCCTGACAGAATCCATTGAGGCCACCGCCTTGACGGCCGAATTGGGTCGTGTGGCGGTCAGCGCATCCGGGTACGCCGTCCCCGATGAACTGGGGATCATTGAAGTGCCTAATGGCCGCTTCAGTTGGTCCGAGGAACCCACTAATCACTTGTATTTACGCTTTGACTTCGGCTTTGCGGACGCCGCCGATCAAGTCATCCGCGAGGCCGGACTGTTTATCGACAGCGTGATGGTCACTGGCCTGCCGCCGGGACAACGCTACTTTGAGCCGGAGGAGATTGACGATCCAGGCACCCTGGTGGCGCTGGAGCATTTTCCGGGCGTGGTGCGCTCACCGTTGGTCCGCCAGCAATTTGAATTTGTGTTGACGATCTAATGCCATGACGATCAATCTTGCCCATTATTACGACCGCTTTGACGTCGCTGATCATTACGACCGGCACCTGTTTGTGGCTGGCAACGTACTGCAAGCAGCCGAACTCAATGAAGTTCAATCGGCGACCTACCAGCGGCTGCAAGCGGTTACCGATGCCCTGTTCAAAGATGGCGACGTCTTGTCCGGTGCCGAAATCGTTGTGGATGAAACGACTGGCGACACCCAACTCAGCAATGGCGCCATTTATCTGCGTGGCGCGGTGCGGGGGGTGCCGCCAGCAACGTTTACCATTCCCGTCGTGGGCTTGGTCAAAATCGGTGTGTATCTGCAAGACAGTGTCATCACTGACCTGCAAGACCCTAGCTTGCGCGATCCAGCGGTCAGTTTCCGTAACTACCAGGAGCCGGGGGCCGCACGGTTACAAGTCGTTCCGACATGGGGTTACGACGGCGACAATGGCACGGGGGATTTTTATCCGGTCTACGAGGTCTTGGATGGCGTGGTGGTCAACAAAACCCCGCCGCCGACGATTGATGCGGTAGCGCAAACCATCGCGCGGTATGACCGCCAGTCCACCGGAGGATTTTACGTCAGCAGCGGCTTCACTATCACGCGCCTGACGGACGATGAACAAGATCGTCAGGTCTATTCCGTCACTAACGGCTCGGCACGGGTCGGCGGCCAGGAAATCGTGAAGGAACACGCCAGTCGCCTGGTATACGCGGCAGTGCCCGATACCCGGTCGGTGCTGATGGAGCCGCACAACGTCAGCGGCGCCACCGGCGACGATATGCGGCTGGACGTGGATGATGGCCCCATTCATACCGTCAATGACGTGGCCATGGTGCGCGCGGTCACCATCAGCCTGAAACGCGGCGACATTGCGGGCACCAGTGATGCGTTCCCGAGCAACTTGGCCCCCGCTCTCGAAATTGTCGCCATTAGCCAGGGAGTAACTACCTTTGAGCAAGGCGTTGATTTCCGGCTGTATAGTGGCAAAGTGGATTGGTCGCTAGAGGGCACAGAGCCTGCGCCAGGATCAACCTACACTATCGCATACCAGTATTACGACACGACGACCGCCTGGACCGAGGCTGATAACACGGGCTTTACCGTGCCGGGGACGGTCGCCATTACCGTCACCAGCCCCCCTCAAACCGTGGACGCGGAGCTGGTGAATGGTTCCCTGGTATTTGTTAGCTATACCTGGGCCATGCCGCGTTATGACCTGATCTGCCTGGATCAAAATGGTTATCTCCTGACGGTCAAAGGGGTAGCCGCCCCTTATCGACCACGCGTGCCCGAAGTGCCGCGCAGCGTCTTGGCCCTGGGCATTATTGATCAGCGGTGGTCGTCAGCCACCCGCGTGATCAACAGTGGCACGCGCATGATCCCCATGCACGAGCTGAATGCGGTAAATGTGCGCATTGAGACCTTGTTTGCGTTGGTGGCGGAAGATCGTCTGGCGCTGAACGTGACCCAAATGGACAGCACCGCAAAGAAAGGCGTCTTTACCGACCCATTCCTTGATGACGATTTGCGCGATCAAGGCCTGACGCAAACCGCTGCGATCTTTGATGGTGTGTTGACCCTGGGGGTCGAGGCAGCGGTGCATAGTCAAACTCTCGACGCGCCGGGCAGTTTAAGCATGACGGTGGGTATCACCGCCATCAATCAGCCCCTGCGCACCGGCAGCATGAAGGTCAATCCCTACGATGCCTTCTCGCCCTTGCCGGCGGTCGCCACCTTGGCACCTAGCATCGATTTTTGGATGGAGTTTGCAACCAACTGGTTGTCACCCGTCACCCGTCAATTCAGCGAAGACATATGGCTGAATCCGGAACGGCGGGATTGCAGTATGAACCGTTTCCTTTCTAAACACCCGGATGTGGATGACGACAAACTGGATGCCTATATTCGCCGGCATACCCGGATGGTGCGCACCGAGGAGATCACGCAGACCGAGAAAGAGACCGTCGGGACGCGTTATGTGGATGCACAATTCCTGCGGCCGATTGATATCAATTTCGAGCTATCCGGGTTCCAGCCTAACGAAGATTTGGTGGCGGTCACGTTTGACGGTCAAGTCGTTAATTTTGAGGAGGTGGCCTGATGGCGATTACCGCGAATGCCCAGGGTGAAATTAAGGGAAAATTCACTATCCCAGAAAACATCCCCGCCGGCACCAAGCTGGTGGAATTTTCGGGCGACACGACGGAGGCCACCGCCACCTTTGTGGGGCGTGGCGTCATTACGGTGGAGGATTTGCGGGTCGTCACCACCCAGATCAACCGGCGCCTGCTCACGTGGAAAGGTGACCCATTAGCGCAAACGTTTAGCCTGGCCGAACGATTGCAAATTGCCGCCGTGGATTTGTGGTTCACAGCTATTGGTACGACCAATATCCTGGTGCAGATCCGCGAGGTCGAGCTGGGTTTGCCCGCGCCCATCGTTCTCGCGGAGGCGTTATTAACCCCGGCAGAGGTGACGGTCAACGACTGGACGCGCTTTACCTTTACCCCGACCATGCTGGAAGCCGAGCGCGATTACGCCGTGATCATTGCCTGTAATGACGCCACAGCCGCCGTAGCGGTGGCGGGAATCGGTGAATGGGATGCCGATGCTGAGCAATGGGTCACCGCCCAGCCGTATCAAATCGGCGTCTTGCTGTCTTCGTCCAATAACCGCACCTGGACCCCGCATCAGACCCACGACCTGACCTTCCGCCTGCTGGCCTGTGATTACAATGTAGTCGGTAATGACCGGCAGAACGGGGTGGCGACCAAAACCGTGGCCTTAACTTCGCAGACCGTGACCGACGCCGACCATTTAGTGGTGCTGGCGGCGGTCGAGCGGCCTACGCCGGACTGTGACGTGATTTTTAATGTGACCGTGGACGACCAGGTGTACACGGTCATGGAGGACCAGTCATTCACCTTGGCCGAACGTTATACTGGCACGGTGGACCTGGAGGCGGTCTTGATCGGCACCTACACTGCCTCGCCGGTGTTACATCCCGATGTGCATCTAGTGGCAGGGACGCGCTTAACGGAATGCGATTACATCACGCGGGCGATGCAGACCAATATCGGTCTGAGTCCGACCGTAACCTTGACCGCGTATTTCGATGTGGTTCGGCCTGGCAGTGCCAGCGTCACCGCTTATTACGAGGCCAGCGAGAGCGTCTGGGCGGAGCTACCCGTAATCAGTAGCACCCCGCTGGGTAATGAATGGGTAGAGATCAAGTGTGTCGTGGATGACTTCACCGGACTGGACACCCGGCTTAAATTGACCTTGGCAGGAACCGCCTGGGAGCAGCCGCAGGTCAAAAACTTGCGAGTCGTCTTCACTTAAACGGCGGTAGCATCATGATTGATCAAAGCACTCTGAACTACGATTTGCCGCTGCCACATCCTGGAAATCTGCTGCAGGATGATGTGTTGCGGTTACGTTCCGCATTGACCGGCATTGATCTGGTCTTAAACGTTTTAAACCAAAAAAGCATCACCGTTGATCTGCCGTTTATCACCGCCGCAGGTGCCGCCAAGCCGATCAGGATGACCATCAATGCCGGATAAAATCCCCCTCAAGGCCCTCTATACCGGCAATCAGCCCACCGCGCTAGGTGAATTTAACGACGGTGACACCCTGCCGATCAGTCATGGGGGCACCGGCAAAACCACGGCGGAGGAGGCCCGCGCCAATCTGGGTCTGACCCTTGGTAGCCAGGTGCAGGCGTATGATGCCGACCTGGCGGCTTTGGCTGGCCTGTCCGGCACCGGCCTCATCGAGCGCACGGGCGCTGGGACGGCGGGTACCGTCACCGTGACGGTAGCGGGCAAAGCGATCCTCGATGATGCCGACGCGGCGACCCAACGCACGACGCTGGGGTTAAAGGGGGCCGCGACGCTGGATGTCGGCACGGCAGCGGACACGGTGGCCGCCGGCAATCACACCCACCCGGGGGTCTACGAGCCGGCGGATGCGACGATTCTCAAGAGCGCCGCGATTGGTTCGACTGTCCAAGGTTACGACGCTGATCTGGCAGCGGTGGCCGGGCTATCTACCACCGGCCTCATCGAGCGCACGGGCGCTGGGACGGCGGGTACCGTCACCGTGACGGTAGCGGGCAAAGCGATCCTCGATGATGCCGACGCGGCGACCCAACGCACGACGCTGGGGGTGGGCACGGGGGACAGCCCGCAGTTCGCCGAGGTCAATCTGGGGCATGCCTCCGACACCACCCTGGCCCGCAGTGCCGCCGGCCAGGTGACGATTGAGGGCGTGGCGATTACCACCGCGTCAAACTCTCAAGCCCTGAGCAACAAGGAGTTAACTGGCACCCAGGAGACGGTGCATAGCATCGTGGATGGCGCCACCGTGGACATTAACCCGGCCCAGGGCGGCATTCAGACCTGGACCCTGGGCGCAAACCGCACGCCGACCGCGACCAATTTCGCGGCGGGGCAATCGGTGATGCTGATGATTAACGACGGCACGGCCTATGCCGTGAACTGGACGGGCATCGGTGTCGTCTGGGTCGGCGGGACAGAACCGACCCTACCCACCAGTGGCTATGGCATCATCGAACTTTGGAAAGTCGGCGCTACGGTCTATGGCGCGAGCGTGGGGAACGTGGCCTGATGCTGCACCATGCCCTCCGCGCCATGACCAAAGCCGTGGTATATTTCGTGACCACCGCAGGCAGCGGGTCTTATCTCGCGCCGACTTGGGCCACCAAGGTCACGGTCGAGGCCATTGGCGGCGGCGGCAAGGGCAATGGCAATAGTCAAGAATCGCGGCGCTCCGGAGGTGGCGGTGGGGCTTATGCGCAAACCACGAACTTGACCGTCACCGGCGGCAGCACGCGGGTGTATTTTTATGTCGGACAGACCATCGAAGATAGCTGGGTGCGTCTGAACTCCAACGCCGCTCCGACTAGCACCTTGCATGGCTGCAAGGCCGAGGCCGGTAGATCCGGCAATGACTCTAACGGTGGAGCGGGTGGCGCCGATACGGCATCTGTGGGTACCCTGAAGTACGGCGGGGCGGACGGTTCCATCGGTGCCAGTGCCGTTGGGGGTGGCGCAGCAGGCGATGGTGGCGCGGCTGCGGATCAATCCGGCGGGGCTGCTATCACTATGCCCGGCGGGGATGGCGGCAATTTTGAAAGCGTGGGTCTGGTTCCAGGCGGGGGCGGGGGCGGTAGCGCGACACTTAACAATAAACTTGCGGGGGCAGTGGGCTGCGTGCGCATCACCTTTTACTAGCCCTGGGCCGTGACACTTGATAGCGTATCACGCCAGGCTGAAATAATTAGCTTATTTATCAGTTCGCTAGGGTCATAATTCGCGCCCTTTCACGGCGACAACATGACCTTAAGTTGATGAAGCTGAAAGGAAATCGCCAAAACTGGTATATCCCCAGATATCCCGCCTATCACACTGTCCCGTTCGTCTAGTGGCCTAGGACACTGGCCTTTCACGCCAGTAACAGGGGTTCGATATCCCCTACGGGACGCCACTTTCGTTTCATCACAACCGCAACCCGACGATCGCATCCCGCAAGGATGATGGTGCCAGGTGGGCGTATTTCTCCGTGATGCGGATGCTGGAATGCCCGGCCAGGACCTGCACGGTGCGTAGGGGGATGCCGGCCTGGACGAGTTGGGAGCAAAAGGTGTGGCGAAGGGCATGCACCGATCCGGTCAGTTCCGCCCGGCCCAGGGTGCGGCTAAAGGCCCGGGTCAATGAATAAGGGGTAACCTGGGGAAGGACAAATTCTCGCGGACGGCGGAGGGATTCGATTGCCTCGGCGGCCCCCTGGGTGATGGGGACGACGCGCCACTTGCCTGACTTGGTACGGGCGCCGGGTTCGGAGACGATGCGCAGTTCATCCTGGCCGATGTCGGCCCACTTAAGTTGAATGGCCTCGCCGCGGCGCATACCGGAGTTCACCATCAACTGCCAGGACCAGCGGTACTGGCGATGTAGTTCCGCGTCTTCCGTGGTGGCCTCTTTCGGGATCGTCAGTTCCGTGGCGTAGATCAGGCCAAGCTCCTCTTTGGTGTACCACCGGGGCGGGCGGCTGGCCAGGTCCCGGGGTGCCTTGGCGTACTGAACGGGATTGTGGGTTATCACGCCCGTCTCGACAGCGTGATTCAGTAGGGCCTTGAGGGTCCGAATCTCCTTGATGATCGTCCCGGCAGCGGCGCCGTCCGTGAAGCGTTGGCGCTTGTAATCATCCACCAGGTCGATGGTCAGGGCGAGCAAGGGGCGGCGCTTGAAATAGGGAATCAGGTGCTGGCGGAGGATCTGTTCCACCCGGTAATAGCTGTCGGGGTATTCCTGGCTGTGCCACTGGCCATAGGTGACGGCATAGGTCAGGAACTGCGGGCCGGCGAGGGCGGCATGGCCGCGGGCCTGTTCCCGTGCGACCCGGGCCGCCTCGGCTTCGGCTTCGGTAACTGGGCCAAGACGCTGGCGGATCTGCCGCCTGCCCTCGACCCAGGTGATGTACCACGTCTGACCGCGGAGATATTTTCCTGCCATGCCTGATCCATGCTCGCCTCGATGTCTGCACGTCGATACAGGATGGCACCCATCCAGGCCAAGGGCAAGATCCCCATCCCTGGGGCGCGGGCGGCAAACTCCTCCTCAGGGAGGTTGGCCAGGTTGGCAGCCTCGGAAAGAGTGAGGTATGGAGTCATGGGGTCACGCAAGAATTTCCGTGGGGATGCGGTATTCGCACCGTTTCATCAAGTAGTCACGCATCGTCTGGGCCGTTGGTGGGTACTTGCCCGATCGGGATTGATCACGCTCGGTCCAGCGCCGGCAGGTTTGCTTCCAGGGACAACTCTCGTCACCGCAGCGGGTGATGTCGTCAGCGAGGATCATTCGGTTACCTCCCGATACTCAACGGGTTTACCGCAATGCCGGCAAATCCGGTCAGCGGATTTCTCGTCCAGACAATGCACTACTCTCAACTGTCCGCAGTCCGTGGCGAGCAGGTCTGACTGCCAACGGTGAGCGCGGAGTCGCAGTTCCCACACGCAGACTGGTTTTACTTCGGTTGTCATTCGACTATAGCCATCCGTAAAGCGCCTACTGCGTCGGCAAATAAACCTGTGCCCCTACCAGCTCACGCTTCACCTCGAATACCTCGTATCGCTGGTTGAACCCGCGATATTTGTATTGGTCTAGGGCTTCGCTGGCATCTTGTATGGCCTCCTTCAGTCTCAGCGCAGTACCGCTTTCCTCCCAGTAATCGTGCTTGCTGGGCTTTCGTCCGCGCATGCCGTACAAGGTCCACTCGTAGTATTTCTGTTTCATTCGGTCACCTCTCGATAGTCCACCGGCAGGCCGCAGAAGCGGCAGGTAGGGGCGATTGATCTGGCGCTTATATAGTGGCTCAGTGAAAGCACTTTGAGCCGTCCGCAGTCAGTCGCCAGCAGGTATTGCATGTGGTGAGGCCCACGCCAGCGTAGCTCCCAGACGCAGACTGGTTTGATTTCGGTTGTCATTCGCCCATAGCCCTCTGTAAAGCACCTACTGCGTCAGCAAGCAGCCGATCACGCCATCCACGCTTCGTATATCGCGGCTCGTGCTTAACATGATTTGCCGTGCCCCTTTCAATCATGCCGTTTGGTGGCGCATACAGCGAACAGCCTAGCTGCCACCAGCGTTGGTCCCAGTCAATGACAGCATAGCAACCTTTGTACTCCAGCTCCTCGATCAATCTCCCGCCCCTGTAACTGTGCTTTGAATGCTTCATGCCATCAGGCAGGCTAACCAAGTGTGTTAATCTCGCTGTCATTTCATCTCCTTCATCGTAGCCTTGCCTTAACAACGGGCAGTCATTGACGAAGCATCCGTATTTGTTACTGGGGTGGTAGCACTCTATCTCGGTTGGGCTTTTGTAGTCGCAGTGTTCGGACAGGCGATTGAACGCATGAAGCACGTACTCAATGCGCATGTGGAAATCGTCGGGGTGCTCTTTCATTTCATGCCTTCCAGCGGGTCGGCCCAATCGTGTTCTTGTGCGTCAAAATTAGAAAACAAATCACTGGCAAGCTGATACTCTGAAACCCTGCGCTCAAAAAAATTGGTTTCTCGATGAAGCTCTACTGTTTCTGAAACCCATGGCAAAGTCGGTTCCGCTTGTGCAAAATCAGGATGTTCAAGTTGCAACCGGCGAAGGTTGACTCTCATTAGGTGCTTGCAGTGTTCGATGTAGGCATCAGCACTCAGGCCGGGCAAATCAATGTATGTATGCCGGGCAAATTCTTCTTCTAGTTTAATGCCGCGAGTGGCGATACTAAAAATTCCTTCAGTGACATAAGATAAGTCTAGCTGTGGATTTTCTTTAATGATGTCGGCAATCACGGTCAAGCCTACGGAAAAATGAAGCTGCTCGTCACGCCTGATGTATTGGAACTGGTCACCAGTTCCAAGCATTGTGCGGTGGAACCGACTAGGGTAAGTCCCCGCCGAAAGGCCCATGTAAAACCAGTTACCCTCTAGCACCAAAGCAAAGAAGACATAAGCCAGGATAAATTTTTCCAACTCGCCTGGCTTGCTGATGTCGTCTATCTCATCCAACCATCGGGCATATTTAGCCGCCTCCGCTATCTTGGCGTATAGGGTTTCTTCTTGAAGATAGCGGCCAAACACCTCGTCCGGGTTAAGCCCGATCTCATCCGCCAGCAAGGTATAGGTGTCGGTATGGATGGCTTCTTGCTGGCCTTGCAGGGCCAGCCATTGCCGCAATTCCGGGGCCGTGGCGTGGCGCATGATGGATACGTCGATGGCTTCCGTCACTACCATATCCATGGTTGTCAGCATCGAAAACAGCCAGTCGTATTGATGGCGAACATTGGACGGCAGTTCACGATATTCCAGCTTGTCCTTTCCGACTCCAATCTCTTCAGGAAGCCAAAAATTCAGCCGCGCTTTTTTATAAATGGCATAGAGCCATTTATATTTTAACGGTAACAAGGCTTGTGTAGCCGGTCCACCAACTAGGCGGCGATCATTGATAGACGTTATTTGCTTAAACTCAGGTACGTGCATGGGTAAGACCTTTAGGCGAAGGATTCGAGCTGGTAAGAGTCGCAAGGGCCGAGTAGGGGTTTAGGGTTGTGCATTTTCTTCTCCGCTTGTTTTGTGCACGTGCTTCGTCATAACCGCCGCCCTTTTAATCCACTCGGCACACCGGGTCTCCCATACGGTTAACCGGATCGTATGTGGCCCAGAACCGTTGATAAATCTCATTTGGTTTTAGTATGCAACGGTAGGCGAGCCTCGGCTCTTTAAGCGTGCATCGTTTGCCGCCTACCATGGTTTCAACATCCAAATCCCCGTGCTCCTCTTTTATTGCCTGGAGCATTTCGATCAGTTCGCTGATTTTCATAGATCCTCCCAAGAGAACGGGTCTAGCTTGTTTGTGCTAGGTTGTTGAAATCAGTCGCCAGCCCACACCCCGTCAGGCCGCATCCGCGCCAGTGCCAGGCACTGCAGCAGTGCCTGCTTGGCATTGCCTTCCGTCGACTCCCAGTAGTTTTTGGAAACATCATCGCCGAGCTGCGCGATAGCCTTCTCTAGCACTGGGATAGATTCCGCTCCGGTCAGACCGTAGATCGACCGAATGCCGCCACGCTTGGAGTCCTCGTCACTCTCAGTGTCCAGAGCTGGGATCACTCGGTAAAAGTGCTCGGAGTAGTTGTAGGTGATGTTGATGCAGGCCGTGGTGCAGCCGCCCAGGCAATACGTCCCGCCTTTCATGTGGTGTGGCGCATCCAGTTCCAGGGTTGCGCCGGTGATAGGGTCAATCAGCCCAAGGTCGTAACTCATCACTCAATCTCCAGTAATTCAGTCACCACGTCCAGCAGTTTGTTGGCGGTTCTGCCGGGGTCTCCGTACAAGCTGGCCAGCGCCTTTAGCTCTCTGAGCGCCTGCTTGTGTTTGTCTGGGGCAGTCATCACGCCGTTTGGCCTACTTAGCTGCTCTATCTGACGCTCCATTGTCTGGACTGCACCAGAGCACTCCCCAAGCTGCCGTTCCAACTCCATGATGCGCTGCGCATAAGCAGCGCATTGTTCAGCCAAGTCTTGAAAGCTCATCTCTCTGCTCCTTCACTTTATCCGCTTTACCTCGGCCAGCACGCTTTTGAAATCATCCGCCGCCAGGCGAATATCCATGCTGCTGCCTTCCGTGACTCGCATTTTGTCAGGCGCCCCCCACCTGCCGACATTGGCGCCCTCCCGGTCATCTTTGAGTGGACGGTATGCCAGCGCACCGATCAGATTATCAAAGCGACGCCTAAGCTCTGCATGAATCGCATCGAGTTGTGCTTTTTCGATTACAGGCATTTCAGTTCTCCTAATTGTTATCGGCTTAAGCCGCGCTTTTTGAGTTCTTCGGCCAGTGTTATGCCGCGCTCTACGTGCTCACGGTCATTAAGCCAGTGCTCGTCTACCTCCCCCCAGCAGTTGTCGCAGATCCAGGAGTTGGTTTTCTTTGACCAGAACAGATCCGTAGCCGGCCAACTGTATTCGTCTGCGCATATTGCACAGCTATACATCGGGTCTGGCAGGGGCTTAGGGTTGTGCATTTTCTTCTCCGCTTGTTTTGTGTGCGTAGTCACAGGGCCGCCACGCTATATTCAAAAATGACGGCATTCAGCGACCCCGTTGCCTGGCTAATCTGTTCAGAATCAAGCCCTGCATAAAGCGTTGTCGCTACCGCGTCGCAATGTTGACGCACAAGGCTGTCGCTCAGGCCTGGAAAATCATGTCTTACGACACGGGTGAAGATGAACGCCCAGTTTTCCAGCAGTAGATCATGTTTCGTCATGGTTATTTTTCATTAAAACGGGATTAACGGTATCCACCGATCACAGCCAACCCGTTGCACATGGACCGGCACGTTATCACCCCATTGATCGCACCATTGATCAGAGGATTTGTAGCGATCACATAGATCACAGCTACGTCGCGTAGGGAGGACTTCAATCAGGGTGATGATGGTGCGCAACAGGTTTAGTAGCTCCTCTTTCTTGTCTGGGGTGAATTGGATGAATGGGTTAGAACTCATAACCTGTTACCTCGGGATATTTCTTGCTCATATCGACATGGACAACCTTTGGGTTCCTCAATTTGTCGGTGTATTCGAGTGCCGCGGCAATGGTGATAGGGACGACTGTCCCGGGTGCCCGTTGCGCCCACCAGGTAACGGCTTTGGTGCGGGCATAGCCGCCAGGGTGTTCTAGGCAGATCCATTCGCTGGCGATGCGGAGGAATGGACCACGATAGGTCACGCGCAAGGTATCGGGTCCGCCATATTTCCCGGGCCAGCGTTGATACTCCACCGCATGCACGTTATGCCGTTCGATGCGTGGCCCGGTATCACTGCTCAGGATCGGCAGGTCGCAGGCGCTGGCGGCGTGCTTGGGAGTCAGGTCCACCGGAAACTCATGGCCGCACTCGGGGCAGGTGCGCACGGCGATGGCGAGGATGGTCTGGCAGTCGGGACAGGTGCGGGTCGGGGCCGCCTGGGGGCCGGGCTGCTTGGCGGAGGGCACCCAGGCTTTGACCTGATCGACCGGCCCATGGCGCAGGGTGTTGCCGGCAAAATCCAGCACCAAACAATCGGTCTTGCCCGGCGCCCGGCGGGAACCGCGGCCCACTTGCTGCACGAAAAGCCCGGGCGATTGGGTTGGCCTGAGCATCACCAGCAGGTCGGTGTCGGGTACGTCAAAACCCGTAGTCAAGACATTGGCATTGGTGAGGGCGCGTAACCGCCCGGTCTTGAAGTCGTTGATTAGGGCGTCGCGTTCTGCCAGTGGAGTCTTTCCTGTAACACAACCGGCGCTGATGCCGCGTTCCCGTAGAGCGGCGGCGATATGCTGGGCATGGTCTACCCCGGCACAAAACACCAGCCATTTCTTGCGCTCCCGGCCCAGGTCCAGGGTTTCATCCAGGGCGGCTTGCGTGACTTCCTCCCGGTCCACCGCTGCCTCCAGTTGCTTGGCGACAAATTCACCCTGACGGATGGCGACCCCGGAGACATCCAGTTGCGTGGCCATGCGCTTGCTGATCAGGGGCGACAGGTAGCCGTCACGGATCAGGTCCAACATGTTGACTTCGTGGGCGACGGCATTGAATAGGGCCTCATCACCATGGCACAGACTACCGGAGGCAGTACGCCAGGGGGTAGCGGTTAGGCCGACTACTCGCAGGGCAGGATTGATCTTGGTGGCCTCGTCCAGGAAGGCGCGATAGATCCCGACGGACTTGTTTGACACAAGATGCACCTCGTCAATGAGGATCAGGTCGAATCGCCCCAGGTGCCAGGCTTTGTTATGCACCGACTGAATGCCAGCGAAGATCACCGGCTCGAAGGTGGCGCGGGATTTCAGGCCCGCGGAGTGAATGCCAAGCGGTGCCCTGGGCCAGACGGTCAGGAGCTTGTCAGCATTCTGGCGGATCAGTTCACGGACATGCGTCAGCATTAGAATCCGGGTGCCTGGCCATTGCTGCAAGGATTCCTGCACCAGTAGGGCCAGGATAACGGCCTTGCCGGCGCCGGTAGGCAGGACCAGCAGGGGATTACCGGCTGGGTTGGCATTGAACCAGGCGTAAAGGGCGTCGATGCTCTCACGCTGATAGGGGCGGGGTTGGATCATTCCGCCTTTTCTCCTTCGTCATGCGCCAGTTCAGCAAAGCCGGGGTGCTGGGAACAGGTGTGGTAGGCGCTGACATAACGACGCACGTCGATACTGTCCGGGCAGCGACACAGGCCCTCGGGCTGACCGCGATAGCGCACCGTGGCCAGGTCCCAATGGGGGCAGGAATCGCAGTTGATACGTTGGGTCATGGGGCTAGGCTCGCGTCAAATGCCTTCTGAATCTGTCCAGCGACCGGATCAGCAAACAGGGCTGGGTTGGTGGCAATCTGGGTGCTGTGCCAGCCACCAGGTCCATTGATGAATTGATGCTCTTGAAATTCGCCTTGGTAAATGATGCTTCCGGCAACCTCATCGGCGTCAACGGCTACCCAGGGCAACAGGGCAGGAATGAAGACATGCTGCACGCATTCAGCGCCTCGGCGTTGTACATCTGCCGGCAGATCGGTGGCATAACGGGCGCAGGACCAGCGACCATCACCATCCAGTTCAGGGGTAGCATGGGCGCAGGTGCGACAATTGACTTGCGGGACACGGGGGCCAGTGGTCTGATGGCACAAGTCGCGGTGGTTGCACCACTGGCACTGATACCAGTCTGGCCGATCACTGATCCTGGCCGGAGGTTCAGGAGAGGTGATGATGCGGTGCGCCTTGGCCAGCAGGGTCTCGGCGGTTGCCGAGTCGGCGTGGGTGCGCACCGAAACGGTATGGCGTCCGCCCGGAGTGGCGCAGGTCAGATAATGACGGGAGAGATTCAGGAGGTGCATATAGATAATGGCCTGGGCGTGATAGACCGCATCCCAGGCGGCCAGAGCGCCCTGCTCGCCATGCTCTTGTTTGGCCTTGATCAAGGCCGCCTGTTTCTTCTCGTCGGTCTGCTTATGCTCCCAGACGTGCCAGGTGGCAGGCGCTTGCAGCAACCCGTGGATGACACCATCCGCATGACCGCGCAGGTGACCACCCACGGCCTGACAAGCGAACTGCTCGCCGGTGCGGGGGTCGACGGTATGTAGTTCGATCACTGACACCAGGCGGAGCCGTTCCGCCTGTAGGGCTTCGCCACGGTGCCCGTCCTCGAATCGCTTGAGAGTCACCGCGTCCCAGGCCGGGG